TAGGCTTAAAGAAGCTATAGTAAACTTGGAATAAAACATGTGATTCATGGTATTTTAAGAAAGGAAATAAAAAATGATCAATAGAGAAGAAAGATTAAGTTTAAATTATGATGAATTTGTATACCGACATAATTTAAATACCGACAAAATAAAAACATTAGATGATGTTAAACGAATATTAAAGTTTTTGAATATTTCAGCTACTACAAGTGAAACAGTTTTGCCAAATGGATGGGAAGAGGTTAAGGATTTATTTGAATGAAAGGAAATATAAAAAAATGAGTAAATCTAAATTTTTATTTGGAGATATTGTAGTTATTAATCATAATCATGTTGGTGTCATTTTAAAAACATGGAAAACAAATAATAAATTTGATTATGATATTTTTGATAGAATGACAAGTCAAATAGAAAATCATGAAGAAGATGACATTGATAGATATAGAGTCAGGCATAAATATCTAGATGAAGATGAATTATCATATCAAGATATGTAAGTTACTTTGAAATATGTAATTTATTGGCAATTACAGAAAGGAAAATAAAATGATTAAATTAGAAATTCAAGATGATTTAGCTCAATACATAGATACTGAAGAACTTCAGCGACAGGCAGAAAATGAAGTTAAATATACAATTAAAAATACCGTAACTAAGATGTGTCAATCTGATGAAGTGATTAAAAAAATCGTTGAAAATTCTGTTGACAAAGTATTGAAGGAAGTTGAGTTTTCGGATGAAATTAATAGCTTAATTAAAGACAAAATTTTGAAATCAATAGAAAATAAAAGTAATTGGGATATTAGTTATTCCGTAGGATTCGATAATAAAATCAAAGAACTATATGAAGAAGACAAGGATAATTATAATGCTTATATGGTTCAAATGCTTCGTGATAAAGTAATGCACTATGATATCGATAATTATTTTTTCAACGATATTATTAAAGAACTTTTAGTTAATACTGTAATGAATGAAACAGATGGTATTGACTTAAAAGAGAAGTTGAAGATGTTTGTGGGCAATGGTATCGATAAAGTTTTAGAAAGTTTAAGTTGCTGATCAGAAAGGAAAATTAAAATGAGTACGAAACCATATATTAAACTAACAACATGTGACGCTGGAGATTGGTCAATTCTTGAAATCAACGAAGGTGAAACATATTCATATAGCGGTCATGATATATCAGAAGATGCTTGGATTAAAATATTAAATATTCTTGGTTACGAAGTAGAAACTGAGTGTATTTCAGATGAAGAAATGGAGATGCGAAGTTAATGGCTAATTGGATGATATCAGGACTTTTTATAGTTTTTATTGTGGGTGTAATTTTGTACGCAAAATATGAAATATACATAAGGAGAAAATAATAAATGATAGATGATTTAAAAAGTATATTGATTGGATTTGTTTTAATAGCATGTGTTATAGGATTTTTTATATTATTGTATTCGCCTTATAATATAGTAATTCCGATTGTAGCCTGTATATTTTGTGCAATTATGGCGACAAAAGAACTTGGAGAAATATTTCGGAGGGGTAAATGAAATTTAAAGCAACAATAGAAATAGAACAGTACATAGATGATTCAGATTTTAATGCTGAAAAAATAAAAGAAGAAAAGAAAAATAAATATAAGAATGTTAAAGAATCGGTTGCAAAAATTATTGAAGACGCCTTGTCTGATGAAGGATTTGATAGTATACGAATTAAACAAGTAAAAATTGAGTGGGATAAAGTTAACCTACAAAATGATAAAAATGTAGGTTAACTAATTCCGATAAATTAGCACTTTTAAAGGATTTGAAAGAAAGGAAAATAAATTATGTTAGAGTTAACTACTCTTATATTGTTAGTAATTTGCGGCGTAATATTGATAGGTGCTTTAATAGAGTGGGATATAGGGACATTAATGGTTGGAATTGTATTTTTAATATTATCGGTAAGTTCATGTTATGTTACTGATAAATTATATGAATCAACTACCGAATGGAAAACGGATTGGAAAACAAATATTATTGCCTTAAAAGATAATTCAGATATACAAGGACATATTGATGGTGGAATATTTGTTACATCAGGATATATAAATGAAAAAATGTATTATTACTGTATGGAATCAACTAGTGAAGGAAGTCATATGATTAAGATTCCCGCAGATTATACATACATAAAAGAAACCAATGATGTGAGTCCATATGTTGTCAAAAAAAGCGAAAATTGGAAAAGTAATAAGGTGAGATTTTGGTTAATAGATATTAATAACGAAAAATATTATATCTACGTTCCAGAAGGAACAGTTGATACGACATATAAAATAAATATGGAATAAGCATATAAATTATAACTTCCATTCGGAATTTAAAGGAGAAAGTATGATTGAAAGAATATAAAGGGACAAAACAAAAGTATATAGAAAATCACAGAATTAACGAAGACGGATTGACTGAAAGAAAATGTACTTCATGCGAAGAATGGAAACTGGAAAATACTGATAATTTCTATATGATGAATAAGCAAAAACCAGAAAAGGGATTTCAAGCTGAATGTAAACCATGTATAAGTAAAAGGTCTTTTATTAATGAAAATAAAGATAGACAAAAAGCAAAAGAATATAAGCGTGAATATTATTTAAATAATAAAGATTCAATGCTTGGGAGTTTCAAAAGAAGATATAGAGAAAAGAATGACGAATGGAAAATTTATATGTCTGAGTATCAAAGAAATAATCCAGACAAAATGAAAATATATAATGAAAATAGACAACATAAAAACCATAAAATTTCTAAAAAAGAATGGATGGCGTGTAAGGAATACTTTGATAATCAATGTGCATACTGTGGTTTACCTATTAATGAACATTATGTAACTAGAAAAGGAATTGCTAAATTGGGAGATTTTCATAAGGAACATGTAGACCATGAAGGTGAAAACGATTTAAGTAATTGTATTCCAAGTTGTAAAAACTGCAATAGTGAAAAGCATACAAAGAAGCTAGATGAATGGTATAATTCTGAGAACCCGAAATTCTTACAAGAAAGAATAGATAAAATTATCAAATGGATTTCAGAAGACTACAAACAATACATAAAAATATAAAAGTAGATAAAACAAAAGATTTAAAGGAAATTCAAAATGAGTATTATTAAAACGATTAAGTCATCAGATAACATAAGGAGCGAAAGAAGTAATTTTATCACTATGCCATGTTTAAATATAGAAGCAGATGAAACAGTAATAAAAACATTAGACATGAGATTACCGTTTGATAAATTTGTTCCAATGTACATAGTGGATGATTACATGAAAGAAATTGTAGAAAAAATGGATATTATCAGGATGAGATATTTAAATGGAGAAGAAATTATCCAGAAAGCTAAACAAAGAGCAACAGAAACAAGTATGAGATTTATTGACGCACTGGAATATGAAGAAAGAAGATATTTAGAAAGAGAATAAAACGAAAATTTGAAAGGAATATAAAAGAATGAGTGATATAGGAAACGTTACAGTTTTTAACCCACCGCAAACTAGAATTTATACATTTCCGAATAAAAGAATTAAAATTAAAAATATAATTGAATTGGTAGTTAGAGATAGTGGTACACATAGGCTTAAAACTCAAAATAACCATCTTCATATTGTGCCTATAGGTTGGGTACATATTGAGATAATTACACCAAAAAAAGATTGGACTATATAAAATGAAAAATGATTGCGTAGATTGCAGAAGAAAAAACTGTATATGTCAGTATTGTAGAAAGATGCTTATTTGTGAGGATGAAGGGTATCATGATTCGTTTGATTGCGAGTATGAAAACTATAAAATAACGGGATGCTGGTTATTTACGCCTACGATATTTGGAATATTAAACGGTATTGATGGAACAGTATTAGACTTATAAAATACGTTAAATCATTTATTTGAAAGGGAATTAAATATGGAGATAAAAACAGAATACGATATCGGAGATGAAATATACTTTTTAGAAACAGAAACGGTTGTATCTTATCGAGAATGTATCCTTTGCAATGGATTAAAACAAGTTGAGATAAAAGGAAGGCTATATGTATGTCCAGAATGTAAAGGGAGTGGTAGTTTTACAGAAGTAAAAAGAGATAAATTAAAAGTAAGTAAACCGTATTGGATTAGTTACATTGAAGTTAAACATTTTCATAGCCAAGATGAAATATCATATTGGGCAACAGATGAACCAAATGATATTAAAAGAAATGAATTTGGCGGGATTTGGAATAAATATGTATATAAAACATATGAAGATGCAGTTATGGAATGTAATAGAAAAAACAAAGAGAATGGATATAATTAAAAGCAAATAAAGCGTATGTTTGAAAGGGAAAGGAGAAAGTAAATGGATAGCAAGCCTATTTATTGGTTGGACGGTGGGACAGAGATTTTGGGATTAGTTTGGGAAACATCGAAGGGACGTATCGTTATTTTATATAATAAAAATATTAATACAGATATGAATTTAATCATTAGAGAAATGGACGGAACAGAAATAAAAGATATTGATTGGCGAAATGTATTAATGGATATTATACCAGTTGAAAAAGTCTAAATAAAATTAAAAATAATTTCAAAATAATGATTGACAACTCACCCTGAAAGTTGTATATTAGTAATAGACACAGATGGAGGTTGGAAACATGCGCCTATGGCATCAAAACTTAATATCAAGTTTACCAAGTGTAAAAGATTATAAAGGTTGTAGTAATCAATTAGGTGGTCAACACACAGAAGTAAGAATGATACTTGGTTCTATTCGGGAGCATGGTAAAGTCAATCATTCAACCGTGAATTACGTTAATAATTATTCTAGGGATCACTTATATGCTTATGGATTACTGGTGATTGATGAAATGATTAAACGAGGATTCAATATCAATCGAGACATTATTAATCAGTATAGTACAACGGGAGCATTGAAAATATATTTAAATGCTAAAGATGGTAAGATGATATTTCGGGAGCATGATGATAATTATATGAGAGAATGCTTAGACAATCTAAGTAGGAAGGGAATAAAAATTGGATGTTAGTACACCAATAAAAGTGATGCTGGAGATAGAAGATTTAACAACAGAATGTACCTATATTTATAAAGGAGCAACAATAGAAGATTGTGTTAAATACTTTAAATCAATGTTCTTTGGCAATAGACCTTATAAGATACTTTGGAAAGAAGATATTTAAAAGCCAATAAACTAAACATTTTAAGCTATATTTAGGAGGTAATCATGTCAGATACATTAGAAGATATTGTTGAAAGGAACAAGAAAGAAGTAAATATAAGAACTGGAATAGTCTGTGATACAAATTGCGCCTATCAAACAATGGACGGACACTGTTCTTTAGTTACTATATTAATTGAAAACGGAAAATGCAAAGATAAATACAAGAGATAATGAAATGTAAATTTCAAAGGGTTTATAATAAAATTAAAAATAAATGATAAATAGTGTTGACAACGAAAACAAAATAGCGTATATTAATAAATGAGAGATGCAAACAGCAACCAATTATGAATAGCCTTTTAAGCTAAAAACAAGCATCTCGTAAAAATAAAGGCGATTACAGCAATCTTAAATAAAAACTTACATGATAGTTTAAAACATCGCCTTGAAATATGTGGAGTTGGTCAAGTGGCAAGACGCATTAAAAAGTATCTTGAAAAGATACCAACAGCGATTTACTACATATAGCATTTCAAGCATGAGACATAGGTTCGATTCCTGTACTCCACAATAATATCGGGAAGTAGCTCAGTCGGTAGAGTAATTGTAATGCACAATGTATCTTGAAAAAGATATTAACAGCAATTTACAAGCAAATAGGAACAATGTGTCGTTGGTTCGAATCCAACCTTCCCGAACAATGTTAAATCCTCTAAGATGCGAACAGCAATTTCACGAATAGATTGGTAATCTAAAAACGAGCATCTTGGGGTTTATAAAAAGAAAGACACTAACAGCAATTTTAAAAACATCAAAATTTGGGATTTGAAAAGTTATAAAGTGTCTTGACAAATAAAATTAAAAATAAAATGGAGGATTTAAAAAAATGTCAGAAAAATTTATTAACGCATTGAAGAAAGAAGATAATTATACTTTTACAACAAATGGAGCAACAGCATTAAAAAGTACATATTCATCATTGGTAGACTTATTTGGGTCTATTGGTGCCATGAGAATCAGACCAGAAACCGATATTGAAACTGCATTTAGTAAAGCATTTGCAGAAGACAATCTTCTTGCAACTAAGATGGCTTTCTATGCTCGTAATATAAGGGGAGGTCTTGGAGAACGTCGTGCTTTTCGTATTACCCTTAATTTTCTTGCTAGGTTATATCCTGAAATTGTTAAAAAGAACATTGAAAACATTCATCACTTTGGAAGATTTGATGATCTTTATGTTTTAATTGGGACACCAGTAGAAGCTGAAATGTGGAACTTTATTAAGAAACAATGGAAAGCTGACTTAGATAATTATTTCAAAGGTCAGCCTATCAGTTTATTGGCTAAATGGCTTAAAAGTCCAAATACAAGTTCAGTCGAATCTAAGAAATTAGGTAAGCTGACAGCTAAAAAAATTGGTTGCTTTGAAAAAGATTACCGCCAATTATTGTCAGGAATGAGAAAACATATTGATATTGTTGAAAGGAAAATGGCGGCAAATGAATGGACTGATATCAATTATGAAGGTGTTCCATCCAAAGCTATGAATATCTATCGAAATGCTTTTAAAAAGCATGATGAAGAAGGATTTGATAATTATATCAATAGCGTTCAATCTGGGGAAAAGAAAATCAATGCAAGCACATTATTTCCTTATGATATCTTAGAAAAAATGTGTCGTTATCAATTTAATTTAAGACCTGATATTTACGACAAAGTTCTTGAGGAACAATGGAAAGCATTGCCAAATTATATTGAGGGTGAAAACAATGTTTTGATTATGGCCGATACATCTGGAAGTATGAGTGGAAGACCTATGGCTACATCTGTTGGATTAGCAATTTATTTTGCAGAGAGAAATCATGGAGTGTTTAAAGATGTATTTATGACATTTTCAAGTAGTCCTTCTTTCGTACAATTAAAAGGAAATACGGTTTATGAAAAAATTAAATGTGTTCCTTCAATTGTACAAAATACTAATCTACAAGCGGCATTTGAATTAATATTGAGAACTGCTGTTCAGAACAAATTAAATGCTGAAGATATGCCTAAATCATTAGTGGTTATTTCAGATATGCAATTTGATCAAGCGCAAGGTGGTTATGGTTGGAACTCAAGATGGACATTTTACGAAGCCATGAGACAAATGTATATTGATGCAGGGTATGAAATTCCTAACATTATTTTCTGGAATGTCAATGCAACTAAAGATACGTTCCAAGTGACTAGTGATTATAAGGGAGTTCAGCTTGCAAGTGGTCAATCACCTGCGGTATTTAAATCAATACTACAGAATATAGGTAAGACACCATATGATGCAATGGTGGATACTTTAAACAATCCTATGTATGATTGTGTGGTAATATAAACGTTGAAAAATCAACGTTTATATTTATCAAAAAATACTATAAAATAAATCTTTTAACTGGTTTTTAAATAAATATAAAAAGAAAGGAATAAGATAAAAAATGAAATGTATTAGAACATCGGTATTTGAAACCAATTCTAGTAGTACACATAGCATTTGTATATCAAAAGAAAACATTATTAATTTTCCAACGGCAATTCATTTTGGGTTCGGAGAATATGGATGGGAAAATGACACTGTATATGAAACCGCAGATTATCTCTATACGGGCATCGTGCAAAATAATATGACAGAATGTATTGATAAAATTAAAGAAATTCTCGACAGACATAATATTGCTTATACCTTTGCAAAAATTAAAAAGAATGATTGGTATGCAAATGGATGTATTGATCATGCTGGAGAATTATATGATTTTATAAATGACATTTGTAGCGATGAAGATAAGTTACTTAGATATTTATTTGGAGATAACGTAATCTACACAGGAAACGACAATTCTAATGAAGATACAGATATGTGTTATTGTGCGGAAGAAACTATTTATAATTATGAAACTAATGAGTATTATTCAAACCCAAATCACAATACCGAAAAGTATGAATATTATTTTAAAGGAAATTAGGAAAGGAAATTAAACTAATGAAAGTAATTAGAAGAAGTGTATTTGAAACAAATAGTAGTTCAACTCATAGCATTACAATGTGTTCTAAGGAAGACTACGAAAAATGGGAATCTGGTGAATTTTATTTGAATGAAGGAAGTGGATGGGCTTCTAATTCTGAGAATAAAAATAAGCAGTTCGTGACCAAAGAAGAAGCCATTGAGATAGTGACAAATTCAAAGTATCCACCAGATGAAGATTTAAGTACTTTTGATGAAGATGAACTTGCCGATTATTTCAGAGAACATGAAATTTATAATAATGAGTCTTACTTTGATTGCGATCTTGAAAGTTTTGAAGATACATATACAACCCCAAGGGGCGAAACAGTAGTAGCTTTTGGAAAATATGGATATGATGGTTGATTAAGAAAGAGGTACACAAATGAATTTAATTGGAGAATATCAAAATGGAAACTACAAAGTCAGTATTTTTGATGATGGAACTAAGATTAGAGAAACAGATGATAATGAATTCATTTCCGCATTCCCTGAATGTATGGATGTAAAAATAACAAATTATTGCGATATGGGTTGTGCTTATTGTCATGAGAATTCTACGAATAGTGGTTTACATGGAAATATTCTTCAATCTAAATTCATTGATACACTTAAACCGTATACAGAAATAGCTATCGGAGGTGGCAATCCATTAAGTCATCCAGATTTAATTCAGTTTCTCGAAAAGTTGAAGGAACGAAATATTATTGCAAATGTGACCGTGAATCAAAAACATTTTTTAGATAAACAATTAATGTTGAAACATTTATCAGACAAAAAGTTAATACACGGTTTGGGAATATCGCTTACGAGATATACCGACGAGTTATTTTTAAGTCTTCATTATTTCCCAAATGCTGTATTGCATGTAATTAACGGGGTAGTGAATATTAAAGATTTAAAAATGATGTATGGCGAAGATTTCAAATTATTGATACTTGGATATAAACAATTTAGACGAGGTAATGATTATTACTCAGAAGAAGTTGAATTCAACAAGAACATAATTTATAAAGAATTACCAGATATTATAAACGGCTTTAAAGTTGTAAGCTTTGATAATCTTGCAATTGATCAGTTAAAAGTGAAAAGGTTAATGTCTAATAAAACTTGGAACGAATTTTATATGGGCGATGACGGACAATTTACGATGTATATTGATTTAATAAATCAGGAGTTTGCAAAATGTTCTGTGTCAAATAAAAGGTATGACTTGATGGATAATATTGACGATATGTTTGCAGTAGTTAAAGCTGAAAATAATTAATGGTTGACATAATATCCGATATAAGTGTTGAAATTTCAATGGCATAATATTAGTAAAAGCCGTTAAAATTCTACTTTTAAAGGAACAGGAGAAATTAAATGAGTGAAGAATATTGGTTTAATAAATTAAAAGACCAAAGTTGTTTTTATCCAGAAGTAAATAGACTATATTTGATCAATACTATCAAAGATCATTTAGAAAACAGCGAATATGAATTAAGTGAATCCGAAGATTTATTGCGTAAATGTTATTTTGAGGTGGTAAATAAAGTATCAATATGCAATATTGATAACCAAATATTTGATATTGTAGATGAAATAATAAAAAAGGAAGGAAATTAATATAATGGAAGATAGCACATATGAATTAATTAAAGAGTTAGAAGAAGCGGCAATGCCACTACTAAACTACCTTAACAAATATTATAATCCACATTGTTATGCTGTGGTAACTGAAGACAGTGTAGAAATTCTCAGCGGTGAACGTTGTGGTATATTACCAATTAGAGATTAAAGCCTATGAAATTTTGATATTATAGAGAGTTGATGATTTTGGATGAATTAATTGATGGGTATCCTTACGGGTATTGCCCACATATGAATGATGATAAAGTAAAAATTACTAGTAGTGATAATGCAATTAAGAGAGAAATTGTTATTGACAGTAAAGGGGTACATTTGTCCTATGATGGTGTAGAAACATTGGACGATGAGATTTTAATAGCGGTTTTAAAAACACGTGGTTATGAAATTACTAAAAAATTTTAAAAGCCTATCAATCAGTCATTTTAAACCTAATAAGAAAGGAGAAAATTTATGGAGTATGATGGAATGTTATTTGAAGGAAGCAAGGGAAATCCTATTTTATTTAGATATATTCATCCAGATGAAAGAATAAATGAACTTAAAATCGTATCTGGTAAAACAATTGATGAGTTAATTGGACTATTTAAAAATGGTAAAATTACAATTAAAGAACCATTATTTAAAGTTGGTGATAAGTTTCAATTCAAAGATGTTGAATTCGATCAATTAGTGATGGGAGAGCCATTTGCGCGTATTAAACTGTATAATCCTATTGGTTGTATTGTGGAAATAGGATCAGACGGTAGATATAGAGTACAATTTGGTTATGAACGTATAGTTGAATATACTTATAGATACCATGAGGATTATTTAAAAGAATTGAAAAAGATAAACTAAATATATAAATAAAGGAGATACATAATGACATCAGCAAATAAACACAAGGAAAGAAGCAGAAGAACAAATACAGGAATCGCATTTAGAAGTGAAGATAAAGCAAGGCACAAACTTCTTGGGAATATGTTAATATTCAATCCTAAAAAACCGAAGCAATCAAGGTTTTTAGAAGATAGGGAAGGCGGCATGGAAATTATTGCAGAATATGAAAAGAATAGAGAAAAGAAAAATGTTGCAATCGAATAATAAAGAAGATTTTTATGGAAATAACTATGATTCAGATTTAATAGTCGATTTGGTTACAAAATATACTTCATATTGTAGAACGTATCTTAATAGGGAACCAACTGAAGACGAAATTACAGAATTATTAAGGAGGAACATAATTTATGAGTGAGTATGGTAGAGAACTTACATATTATGATTTACTTAATATGCATGGTAAACCTGTTTTAGTAGTAGACAGAGTACCGATGACAGACGGAGAAGATAGACCACATCAATATTGTATCGTTTATGTTAATATATATGGACATATAGAAATAGAAAATCGTGCTTATGTATTTGAATTTGATCGATTTGGCAACTATGTTGATGGAGAATTCGGCGTATATGAAATAATCGCTTAAACATTACATCTCATTGTGAATTATTATATGTAATAACAATATAAATAATTGAAAGGAAGTGATGCAATTAATCCAATGTCTTATATTATTTGATCTTATGGAGGATTAAGAATGAAACATAAATGTAGTAAGTGTGGGAAAACGGAAGACTATGATGATAATTATGAGTTCGCTTCTGTTATTGAATCAGGATGGCACAAAATAGAACTTGGCAGAATGGGATATGGTTCTATTATGGATGGCAGTGATATTAATTTTGAATATTGTGATGACTGTCTTTATGATGAGATAATGTCATTCGAAAATCCAAGATTGATATTATGTACAGGATCAAATTGTTCTTACGAATATGAAGGTGATTATAGCTAATGTATCGTTGCAAATGGACTGGCATAAATGATTGTGGCTACATAGGGGTGAAAACTGGTTATTGTGAAAGGCCAATGAAAAACTGTCCACGTATAGAAGAAAGATATCGTGATTTATGCCGATATGAATATGAAAATTATTTAGACAATCAAGACTATAGAGATTTTGTTGAATCGGAAGAATAACCGTTTATATAGAATTAATATAGAATAACTTCTAAATTCGTGGGAAACCACTTTAAATATATCATTAACCAAAATTATAAATAAAGTAAAAGAAAGGAATACATAATGGCAATTAAAAAGGAAAGAGAAGTTAAAAATAAGATTAATATCAAGGGGATTCTTACTTCTATTGGCGAAGGTAGTATGGAAGTGCTTGATGACAAGACTGGAGAAACGGACACATTTGAATTTAATGATCTTGATATTTTCGTAGGAAAGTCTTTTAAGTTTAGTATGGTGGAAACCATCAAGAAGGACATGGAAAAGGCTGAATAAGCCCAAGAAATGATAGTTTTAATGGCTTTCAGAAAGGAGAAGTATGGAGTCAAAAGAAAGACTAGAATTATTCCAGACAGAACTTGATTACATAAAAGATAATAAGATAAAAAAGTTCACAGAAGAAACATTAAAAGTTTTACCTAATTATTTCTTTAAAATTCCAGCATCATCAACAGGTAAGTATCATCCAAAATTTTCTTTAGGTGATGGTGGTTTAGTACGACATACTAAAGTTGCGGTAAGAATGGCAATTGACATTATGGGATTAGAAATGATGCAATTTACTGATTATCAAAAAGATGTTGTAATTTCTGCGCTTACTTTACATGATGGCATAAAACACGGAGTTCCAATGCAAAAATATTCAATTGTAGAACATCCACTTGAAGTAGTTAAATTTATTAGGGAGCATACTTCACTTTGTTCATTATTAGACTCTAAAACCCTTGAAAATATATTGGGATGTATATCATCTCATATGGGAATGTGGAATAAAGATAAAGGCAAAAATGAAATTATGCCAAAACCTAAAACTAGACTTCAACAAATGGTACATTTAGCAGATTATCTAAGTTCAAGAAAGTACCTTAATGAATTTGACTTTGATATAGATATCCCAAGAAAATAAATAAAAAATAAAAAGGAGAAATAATTTTATATGGCTAAAGATGAAAAAACACAGGTAAAAAAGGGTGCTAGTATTTTTACTTTAATTGGTAAAGCATTAGTTAGAGATTATACATTCACAATTGATGAATCATCTAAGAATTCTGATTGGGTTTATAATAGGTTGAATCTTCAGGTTGATTGTGGCAATTCTGGCGTAATTAATGCTGAAATGATGGGTGGATATGGCACAGGAAAGAAAAGAGAAAATAAAATTTATGTACACGGTAAAAAAAAGAATGACGAAGGTAAAGATGTAGACGATTATTCAAATCAATTTACTATTGATTGGGATGATAGACTTGATGAAGATTTATTTGAAGAAGTTGGTGATAATTGCTTTATCACTGTAGGATTAGAAAAAGATAAGAAAGATAAAACTTTTTATAAAAAGTTTCTTTCTGAATATGACGCAATTGAATACATAAAAGATAATATTGAAGACGGAACAATTATCAATGTAAAAGGAAATCTTACATATAGTGATTATAATGAATTTACACAGGTTAAGAAGAATATTACATCTGTTGTTTTGTCTGGTATCACCGAAGAAAAGGACTTCAAGGCCACATTCCAGCAAACAGTATTCGTAGATAAAGATACAATTCAAAAATACGATGTGGATACTAATTCTTTCCCAATGGAATGTTATGTACCAGAGTATATTTCAAAGATTCAAAATGATAATGGTAAATTTGATGTACCAAAGGAAAAAAGAAATATTGTATTTAAGAAAACATTTTTATATGATTGTGGTGCTAAAAATTCAGAAACCATTTTAGCATTTTTAAAAAAGCATTTTGCACCTAAGAAAAATAATATTCATGAAGTTACATTTGAAGGAGTTATTACTAAAAGTGGTTCATTACAGACAGTAACAATTGATGACCTTCCAGATGACATTAAAGAACTTGTTGAAATTGGTGCATATACAGAAGAAGAAGCCATTGAAAAATGTGTGGGAAATTCTAAGAAAAATGAAAATTATATTTTTAAAGCACCTAAAATTAAAAAAGTTGGAGAAGAAAAAATTCCTACAGTAGATAAAACTGAAGATAAGTTTAAGTTTGATGATTTAAAATTTTATTCAGCTTTAGTAGTAGAAATTGTAGGCGAAACTAACGATACGGAAGCAGAAGCAACTGAAGAAGAAGATTCTGATACAGATATGGAAGCATTACTTAGAGAATTAGAAGATGAGTAAAATCATCTTCTAATTTAAAAAATAATATTAAAAGGAGATATTATGGCTGGAAAATACGGTAAAAAAAATATAATTAAAATAGACCCATTAGCATACAATATTTGTTTGTTGGGAGAACCTAAGATTGGAAAAACGACAATAATCAAGGAAGCTCTTAATAAACTTGTAGGTGAAGAAGGCTACATGTTTTTAGAAATGGCTGGTGAAGCTGGAGCAGATGCAATTAACGGCATTGTATATGAAGATGTTGATGATTGGGACGATGTTGAAAACATTGTAGATGATATCGAAACAAATAAAAATACGGATTATCCTAATTTGAAAGCTATGGTCGCGGATACATATGATGGTTGGATTAAACTTGCAGAGAAAGAAGCAATTCGACTCTGGAATAAGGATCATCCAGACAAAAAAGCGGATTCAATTGATTCCGCATGGAATGGTTTCCAAAAGGGACAGGGTAAAGCATTTGAGTTAATGTTTGATATTGTTGTTAGATTGAGAAAGATTGGAATTTCTACAATTATTATCGGTCATGTCAAGAATAGAGAACTTACAGATATCGCAACTGGTACAACTTACCAGACACTAACATCTGATGTGGAAAAGGTTTATTTCAATCTATTGAAAAAAAAGATGCACTTCATTGGTCTTGCTTATTATGATAGAACAATTATCACTGAAAAGACAGGTAAAAAAAATATTGTAACTAAGAAAGACGAAACTGTAAATAAGATTTCTGAAGAAACTAGAAGAATTAAATTTAGAGATGACAACATGGCGTTAGATAGTGGAAGTAGATTTGCTGATATTGTAGAAGATATTCCGCTTGATGCAGATGCTTTAATTACTGCAATGGAAGATGCAATTAGAGCAGAGTTTGAAAAGAATGATGGTGGTAAGTCTCTAGATGATGTAAGAAAAGAGCAATCTGTAGCAAAAGAAAAAAAGTCACAGGAAAATCTTGAAAAAGCGAATCAGAAGAAGCAGAGTGAATTTGAAGAAGTTGAGTTTGAAGAATTGAAGGAAAAGATTAATCAGTTTATCAAAGATAATAAAGATAATTTGAAAGTTGTAAAGCCAGTTCTTTTAAAAATGAGGGAATATGAATATAAAAAAGCTTCGCAGATTGAGACATTTGAACATGCTAAAGAAATTGCAGATTTAATGATTAAATAATTAAACTAAATTATAATTAGGTAATAAGATTTAATCCTTATTACCTAATTAATCTAATAATAAAGTAGGTGTTATTATGGCTAAAGACCTAGAATGGGATGAATTATATCATTATGTAAAAGAAGAAATATTAAGATATAAAGATAAAAAAATGCCAAGTGAAATGACACTGAGATTGCTTGGTTTAAAAGATGGTAAATTTTATGTTAATAAAAATGTAAAGAAAGAAGCGAGTTATGATTTTAAATTAATATTACTTACTTTTAAATTAATGAAAGGAACCATATTAAATTATATAGATAATACTGAGTTTAATGATGAAAGACATAAAGTTAATGGGATAATGAAAATTATTGAATCTGAAATCAATAATGTTAAAGATAGAATAGAAGCCACAAAACGAAGTGAAGAAAAATTATTAAATACGGATTTATCTCATCAATTAACTGAACAATCAAATTATACACGTAAATCAAAAGAGAAAAAGAATTTGAAGGAATTATGGTAGGAGGTTAAACTTGACAGTTAATAATGCTAAAAACAAAAAAGAAAATAACAAACTTACTGCCTATCAACAAGAAGTCCTAGAAACCATAAAAAAAATTAAAGAATATAAACTTGCGGTAGAAGCAAATGTTGTATCTATTTTGTGGTCTGATAAGGATTTATACTTTACATATAATAATTTAAAACTATCAGATTTCTCAAATAATGCTTGGAAGGTATATTTTCAAATTGGTTATGATGTTGTTGTAAAAGAAAGAAAAATATTAGATGAAATTACTGTAAATTTTTATTTAGAAAAACATGAAAAACTAAAAGAAAAATATATTGAATA